CCACCGGCCGTCCGCCGGTGGACCCTCCGGCCACTCCCGCTCATACCCCGGGATGGCCGTCACCCCATGGTCGAGATACAGCCGCTCCTGATGGTCGATATACCTGAAAATCACGTGGATCCACCCTTCCTAGGCCTAGGCCTGCACGTACTCATCCGCGTCGAACTCGACCACCACATACTGTTTGGACAGCTCTTTCGCGTTGGTCACCACCGGCGACAGCCGCCACTTGATCCACGGCTCACCGCCTTCCCCGACCTGGAACCCCAGCCCGTAGCCGGCCTCGAACCCGCCCGTCCCGCATGTGCGGTCCGCGTGGAGTTTCGTGCGGATCGCTTCGAGCAGGTCATACGCGGCGTCTTGGGCGTCTTCGGCGTACTCGACCTGCGCGCGGAGGAAGCAGTGCATCCGGACCTGCCACCGGACGTGTTTCAACCCGGATGTCGCGCCGGCGACCGCGACCCGCTGTTCCTCGCCCTGCTCCAGCAGCACGAGCACCAGGCACCCGACCGGCAGGCCCGGCTCGGTGAGGCTGTAGTCGGTGGTGTGGTCGTCGCGTTTCGGCGCCGCACGCCGAAAGATCGGGCCGCCCATGCCGGCCACGGTGATCTGCGGGGTGCGGTAGGTGTGGGTGACCGTGTCGTAGACGCCACCGAAGTAGGTGCACAGGCCGTCCGCGACGGTGGCCGCGCTCACCGGACCCGCCGATACGGTTCCAGCAGGGCCGCGGCGTTGTCCATCAGGGATGATCCGTCGTGCGCGCCGCCGTTGCGGGTGGTGGGCTGGGTTTTGGTGCCCGGGTAGGTGTCCTCTTCCCCAGTGTCCGGGCGAATCAGCTTGACGCACGCGAAGTTGACGACCGCTTCGATAATGTCCGCGGGCCCCCCGAACGCCCCCACCCCGATCTCGTGCGTGAACTGCAACGGTGTGGTGAGGGGCAGCGTCGCGTTGCCGAGCACGTAGCCGGTCGCGACCGTGACCGCCTCCTCCACCCCCGGGTCCCACAGACGCAGCGTGCTGCCCGCCGTGATCCCGGTCGCGTCCGCCACCAGCAGGCTGCTGGACCCCGCCGACGCCACGGACGCGACCCGCGTGTTCGCGAACCCCGCCACATACATCCACGAGGTGAACAGCTGCTGCAACGGTGCCGCGCCCCCGAACTGGAACGCCGACATCGCCGGCCCCGCCAACGCCAAGTAGGCGACGATCGTGTTCGTCTTCTCGACCCACCACTGCGACGTGGCCAGATCCGTCGCGACCAGCGCGCCCGGCGTCGACCCGGTCGACAAGCCGAGCAGCCGGGTGACCGGGGTGTGATCCGGCTTGTACTTCAACGACCCATCCGGGCTGACTCGGATCCGCGTGTTCTCCACCCGCACATGCGCCGACAGCGACCCGGTCCCGTCAGCGGACATCTCCACATAGTTGTCGGCCATCGCTGAGGCCATCAGCAGGATGTTGTTCAACGCCGCGTCCTGGTGCGCGATGTCCGAATCACCCGGCCGCAGCGACATGGTGTCGATGTAGGTCGGGTGCGCCCGGAACGCCGCCGGCGTCAGGTACGGGACGGTCAACATGGGTCATCTCCCGTGTTTCGTTGCCCGGTGGCCGCCACGCAGAGCAGTCGAGATCTTCTTGCGGGTCACCGCGTGCCCACGATGTGGATGTTTGCGGCCCACCATGCGGGCACGCGCGGCGGCGGAAATGTGGTGCGGCTTGCGGTGCCCATGGAAACCCTTGTGCGGATGCTTCTTCCCCACCCGCCGCGCCCGTGCGGCAGCGGACTGCGGGTGGTGCTTGCGTGGCGCGTGGCTGCCTTTGTGCGGGTGCGGCACACCCACCCTCGACTTCGGGGACCCCGAAGGGTGCGGGTGTGCCGCACCCGTGTGCGCATCCGTGTGCGCGGCCGGTTTCGGGGTCTTGGCCGCACGCGTCCTCGGGGTGATCCAGGTCGTGTTCCCGGCCACACCACGCCCCGAACGCGCTAGCCGCGTCACCCGGCGCAGACCGCTACGCCGGGCCATTGCAGGCCTTCCACCAGCCACCGGCCGCGTACACGGTCAGCTCGGCGTCCGACTTACTGTCCAGGACGAACAGGTGCCCGTCGCCGTCATCGGACAGCGCGAACCGGGCGTCCGGGAACACGTCCGGGCCGCCGTCATAGGAGTGGACGGTGACAGTGCTCATCGCGTCCACTGGCCGTGCAGGCAGGTCGCCGTGTCATGCAGCCCGCCGGCCTGGTCAGGGATGGCCCAACCGCCTGGGAAGCACAGCGGGCAAATCTCCCCGGCCTGCTCGGCGGCCGCGTCGTCGGCCTCTTCCTCCTCGGCCGCCGCCGCAGCCTGCTCGTCGGCTTCCGCGATCCTGGCCGTGATCTCCGCGACCGTCCCCGAAGAGTCCAGGCCACGCGCTTCGGCGTAGGCCTGCACCTCCGGTTTCGTCGCGTTCGGGCCGGGGCGTTGCAGCTCGGTGTCCGACATATCAGCTACCTCCATCGTCGTCTGTGGATTCCTTCACACACACACCGCCGCACCGCGAGCAGGTACGGAAATAGGACCCGAACCCGCAACCCGCACACCGGTAGCCCACCCGGCTACCGGTCGTCCCGGCCAGCGACGGCTCGAACCCGCCGTACGCCACCAACGCGCGACCATCTGCCGGGGACATGTCGTAAAACCCGCCCCGGGCCCGATACCGGCGCCCGGTGACGCCGTCGACCTCCAGACACCCCTGTGTAGGTGCAACAACTTTCACCAGGTTTCGCCTCCAACCAGTACCGGGAACCCCGAGACAAGCCCCCGGGGGACGGTGCGGTCACGGCGCACCACACCCCGGGGAGACCACGCCGGCCTACTTCAAACCGATCAACAAACCCGACCAGCCCGGCGCGTAATGCACCAACGTCCCGAACATGTACGTGCTCTGGTCATAGGTCATCTGCATAACCGGCCACTCCACCGACATGTAGTCCTGAACGTTGACCACCTCAGCGGTGTTCGCGATCTCCGAATCCGGGACCGGCAACGTCTTCGACCGCAGCAGCGCGGTGCCCTGATAGATGTACGGGTGCACCTCCAACGGCACCATGCTGCCGGTCACCTTGTTTTGGATCCCGGACACCACCGCGCCGACCTTCACGCCACCGGTGTCGCCTTCGGTCAAGGCGATCCTGTAGCCGGACGCGCCACCGGCGGTGGACTGCACCCAGTCACCCAGCGAACGACGCACGTGCGCGTCCAGCAGGACCTCGTCCGGGTCCGCCAACCGCTTGTCCTGTGACGCGGTCGCGTTCGCGCCGTAGAGCGATTCGAACGCGTCCTGGAACGGCGTGTCCCCCAACGAGTTCGCCGGGGTCACACTGTCGTAGATCTTGCCGTTGACGCGCTTCACATACCCCGACTGCGCCGGATCGGCCTGGACCGTGAGGAACCCGTCATAGCCCTGCGCGTTCGCGGTGGTGTCCGCGACGGGCATCGCCGCGCCACCCGTCGCGGGAGTGGTCAGCTGGACCGACGTGTTCCCGATGAACGTGGTCACGTAGGTCTCGGCGCCCGAGCTGGTCCCGACGTACAGGACATAGCCGAGCGCGCCGGTCGGTTCGGTCGCGACGGTGACGGTGAACTGGTTCGTCGCGCCGGTCAGCGCGCCGGTGTTGACCTCGTTGGACACCACCGTCTCGCCGCCACCGGCCAGCGCGGTGACCTTCACGTAATAGGTGCCGGCCGCGACCGCGCCACCGGACGCCGAGCTGGCGATGGAGATCACCGGCGCTGACACCGCGCCCGCGTAGCCGTTGCCGGACGCGCCGCGTCCGAACAGGAGGCCGCGTTCCTCCGCGCCGAACGTCGCCCACAGCAGCGCCGTCTGCGACAGGGTGCGGATGTCCTGGTAGCCCTGGCCGGCGAACTGCGCCTTCCACGTCACGCTGTCCGACAAACCCTGCTCGACGTAGGTCACAGACTTGGAGTCGGACGCGTACGTGATCTTGTTCGGTCGCCGCAAACCCGTCACGCCACCGAAAGTGTTCGTCGTGGTCTGCGAGTCGAAGAACGCCATCGTGTCCGCGACACCACCGGTGTGCGAGTTCGACCAGCCCAGGATCCGCTTGAACTGCCGGGCCGTACCCACACCCTTCGTGCGGGGCAGGCTGTTGCGGATCGGGGTTTGGCGCGGCACCAGCATCTTCGCCGGCGCTTCCAGGTCGTACGGCACCAGGCCAGCGCTGTTGGGGAAGGTCAGCGACCAGTCCTTACCCATGTCGGCCAGGGTCGACTTCATGCCGTCCAGCTCGGCCTGGATCGACGTCAGCGTGTCCGCCGACAGGCCCTTGGTGATCGTTTCCAGCCGTTCGGCCAGCGAGTCAGCCTGCCCGACCTTCACGATCCCCTGCTCCGGGACGTACCGGTAATCGCCGGACGCGGACCGCTCGTTGCAGCCGGCCAGAGTCGTTTTGTACAGCTCGAACCGCTCGGCCAGAGCGATCGACGAGGTCACATCGGAGAACATCTCCGACGGTTTCGGGGGTGCGATCATTGGTTCAGTCCTTTCCTGCCGCTCGTTCCGCGTCACGGGCCATTTCGAGATACCCCTGGCTCGTCGCCGGATCGGTGATCTCGAACGCCTGCTTGCGGTACATAGCCGCTTTGACCAGCAGCGCGTCTTTCCCCGCTGCTTTGGCGGTGTCCACACTCGTGCGAGTGAGAACGGGTCCACCTGGTGCGGGAAGGGCCTGGACCTTTACCAACTCGGCCCGCAACGCGGTCAGCGTCGCCTCGTGAGTCTTGTTGGCCTCTGCCACGGCTGTCTTCACCAGCTCGGTGAGTCGTGCATCATCAGTCACCGGCTTGTTGCCGGTGGTGGTCTTGGTGGCGTCCGGGGACGCGTCGAGCATCACGTGGGTGGTGACACCTCCCGGTTCGGTGTATGGGGCGTCGACTTCACCGCCCGCTGCTTCGTCGGCCCACCAGCACATGAACATCTTCAACGCATACAACAGTTCGGACACGTCGCACAGTTCGTCTTCGCCGGCTTCCAACTCGTCCAGCTCGGCTTTGATCAACCCGATCAGGCCGGCCCGCACGGCAGCGACCGCCGCGGCGTCATGGGTGGTGTCGCCGTCGTCTTTGGTGACGTCCGCGTCGACGCCCTTCCACGCCGCGGGCACCAGGTTCTCTTTCCCGAGTGCCTTAGCGCGGCGTTTGATCAACGCTTTCGCCGCGGCCGGATCCTTCGCGCGGCCGATCGCGTTGATCGCGTTCCGCAGATCCTTCGCGTTCTTGATCGGGAACCCGCCGCCCGGCAGGGCCTTGTCGTCGTCGGCGAGCTTGTCCCGCTCCGCTTGCGGCACATCCCGCTTCTTGACGTCGGCGGGCTGCTCTTCGTGCAGCTCCTCGACCTTCACCAACATGCGGTCCGCGTCCACCGTGGCCGCTTTCGACACCCCCGGCTTCGCCGCTTTCGTCAGGGTGAGCGTGCAGGTGGGGTTGCACGGACGGTCCACAAGCGACACCTCGACGATCTGCCCGCCGATAATCCGGCCGTTCGGGGCCATCACGTCCTTCACGATCCGCGGCTGTTTGATCCCGATCGAATAGCCCTTCAACACCCCGGCCTCGACCTTCTTCGCCGAGTTCGTGTCCACCACCAGGCTCTTGACCGACCACGAATCCCCGACCTGCTCCAGGTCGGTCGCGACCCCGGCCGCGATCGTGGAGTGCTGCTCTCGGATGTTCCCGACCTTGAACCAGTCCGGCATCGCCGTCTTCAACCACACCGGGTCGCACACCTGCTGGTCAAGGTCCAGCTCGGGGCCGGTGGCCTTCCCTTCCACCACCAGGTCCCCGTTGTCGTCCCGGTAGTGCTTGGTGATCCCCGCGTACACGGTCGTCAGGTCCATCAGGTCTCTCCCATGCTCGAAACGACAGGCGCCGTGGCACACCGGCATTGCGGATGCCCGGGTGGCCCGGTCGACCCGTCCGGGAACACCTGGCCGAGCCGGACCGGCCCGGCGTCGGCGTTGCGTTGGCAGATCGGGCACGCCCCGGGGCCGGCTATCCACTCGGACGCGTCGATCCCGTTGCGCCGATAGGTCTCCTGGGAGGCGTAGGTGACGGCCCGGTTGGTTTCGGTGATCGCGACCGTGTACGCCCACTTCGGGTCGTCCAGGACACCGCGCAGGGTCCGCGCGATCGCTTCCGGCCCTTCCCCCGCGTCCAAGCCATCGGCCAGGGCGTCGCCGAGCAGGTGCATCCGGTTCGCCGCGATCGACTTGATCGTCACCTGCGCTTGTTGCAGGAACTGGTCGAGGGCTTGGCCGCCGACCAGGCGCGCCGCGACCCGGTTGCCGGGGGCCCAGTCACCCCACGCTGACGTCCAGGTCACAGTGCTGTCGCGGGCGTGCGCGATGGCGTAGGTAGCGGCGTGCAGGCCGATGACGTAGCCGTCGCCGTAGATCCCGGTGATCACCTGTTGCAACGCGTTCCCGACAGCGTTCCCGGACTGCTGCGACAACCAGCTGTCGGAATCCGCGCTCTTGCGGGATTCGGTCCACCGTTCAGCCAACCGGGTCACGGGCACCCCACTCAAAACCCGGGACAACTCGGCCGCCCAATACCGAGCGGTTGCTTGGTCGATCTCCCATGCCGGCCACACTTGGCCGTCCAGTGCTTTTGGGCCGGCATCACCGGCTTTGAACACGACGGTCGCCGGGTCGAGCTCGGGGAGCTCGGCGAGCGCGGGGTCATCGGCGGTGATGTGCTCGAACCGGAACGCCCGGTTCGAGGTGCCTTTGCGGGCCCACCGGCGGTAGGCGAGCAGCTCGGCTTTCTTCACGTCCTGCCCGGCCGCCGGCTTGACCGGCTTGTCGGCGGGTTTGGTGCCTGGCGCACCTGCCGGGGGGCTGACTGGTGCGCCAGGGTCTGTGTCGTCGACCGGGTCGCCGGTGGCGGGGTCGACGTTGGGGTCCGCTTCCCGCGGCTCGACCAACTCACCCGGCGGCAGCAACTCCGACGCGCCTTCCAGGAACACCACCCCGCGCGAGGTGACGATCATCGGCATGTCCGCTTCCGGCATCGCATACCTGGGCTGGCCGCGCTCATCACGCCACTCGTTCAACGTGATGCCGCCGTTCGCGAACCGGGTCTGGTTGACCTTGTCCGCTTCGGCCTGGTCCTCGTCGTCCAGGCCGAGGAACCGGAATTCGAGCTGGGCGGGCATGCGCAGGAACTTCCGGGAAATATCGGTCAGCACCCCCGCCAACCACTTCAACGTGGGCCGGGTCGCTTTGCGGTCCTGGACGTTCTCCTGCCCCTCGTGATACCCGGACGACCCGAGACCTTTCGCTTCGGTGAACCCCAGCTCCGCGATGGTCATGTCAAAATGGGCCGTGACCAGCTTCAACAGGTGCAGGTCATAGTCCGGTTTGTAACGCTCATCGGTCTGCCGCGAGTCGACCGGCTCAAACCCCGGCGGTAGCACCCGATACCTGTGCCGCTGCTTCGTCTGCCCCGAGTACCAGTCGTTCAGCTCCGTCTCGTACTCCATCACCTGGCCAGGCGTCCACGCCGCGGTCCCCATGTTCTTGATCCACCCGGACGGCATCGTCCCGTCGGTGTACTCAGCCTTCATCCACGACATCCGCTTGATCCACAAATCAGCGTCCTCAAGGGACTGCTCCACCGCCGAAAACCCGTACGGCGTGAACGTCCGCGCCTCCTTCACCCGATAGATCAACGCGTCACTCGTGTACCCGTCCCCACCCTCCACATCAGCCACATACTCGCCGCGCGGGAACCCTTGCAACACCTGCTGATACGCCGGGAACGGCGGCAACGGCCGCCCACCGGTGTGATCCAGCAACGGTTTGATCGTCGTGCCGTCCAAGATTTCCAGGCCATAGAGGTCCCCGCCGAGCGTCGCCCGCGGATAGATCGACACGGCGTCCAGCACGAGGTGTTCCTCAAGTGCCTTGGAGATCCAGGTGGTGAAGTCGTGCCCGTTGCGCTTGTCGGGTTCCTGCCAAAACTCGGCGCACCTGTCGATGTGCGGGCCGAGTTCCTTCCGAATATCGCGCTCCAGATCGACGCGTTTCGCGTCAGGTTTTTCCCGCTGCGCTGTTTCCACCGCGCGTTGGGAAATCACGATGTCCCAGTCGAGGCCGATCACCTCGTTCTTCCGGATCCGGATGCAGTCACGGATCACCGCGATCCTGTCCGCCGCGTCCCGCAACAACTGCCACGGCACCAGCCGGTTCGTGACCCCCGGGACCTGAATATTCCAGGACACCGGGTATTCCCACTGCCGCGGCTCGGCGCGGCCGGTGTCCCGGCGGACCGGGTCCAGCGGTGAGGGCTGCAACGGCATGCCCGGCCCGAACATGTACGGGTACGTGTCGCGGGGCATCGGCACCGCAAGCCCCGACTGCGGCTGTTGGGCCGCTGCGACCAGGGACGCGACATCCGTCACCCGCCCGTTGACCCCGGGGCCGAGCAGGCCAGCGGGCAGGGCCTTCTCGATCGACGGTGGTGGCCCGGACGCGATCCGGCGGGTGACCGTGCGCGGTGTGAGCCGGTTCGGCCTACGAGCTACCACGGTCACCCCCTCCCAGCTTGTTTCATCGCCCGCAGGTAGGCGAGCGCGTCCCCGCCGTCACCGGCCGGGACGTAGAACGACAGCAACAGCGCATCGGCGTTATCTGGTGACCGGCCCAGGCGTTTCTTCGTTTCGTCTTTCGGTTCGACAACAATCCTGCCCGACGAATCGTGGGTGTATTTCGGGGCCGAGAGTTGAGCGAACAGCTTGTCGCGATAATCCCCGGGCAGCTGCGAAAAGTCGATCCCCCGGTCCTCGACCAGGCGCCGGCCGACCTCCCACCAGATCTGTGACCGTAGCCGCGCGTACTTCTCCGGTTGCGCGCTGGACTCGGCGACGTTTACCCCGATGATCACGCTCGTGATCTTCCCCTCCGCTACCAGCTCGTTCAACCGGCCCACCACCCCCCACCCGATCCCGATCACATCGACCTTGACGCTGGTGGCGTCAGTGTCCCTGATGGCCTGCACGATCAGGCCCGTTGCGGCCATCGCGTCCCTCGTGCGTGTCGTCCACCGGCGGCCCACCACCATGCCGCGGCGTTCCTGGATGACTGTCTCGTCGCCGCCGGCCCCCAAGTCCACGCCGAGCTCGACAGGGAGTTGTTCCTCCGGTGAGCGGGGGACCGGTTCGGGCGCGGAGCAGCGTTTCAGTTTCGAGTAGGCGACCACGCCATCATCGGAATCGAGCGGGAACTCACCCAACACTTTCGCGGCGTAGATGGGGGAATCGACGCCGTACTCGGTGCGCATGTCTTCCACGTAGGTGGGTCCGACCAGGACCGCGGCCAGCTCGGCGGGGACCCATTCGTCGGTGAAGTTCGGGGTGTCGAACGCGCTGATGGTGATCACGTTCCACTTGTCGGACGCGCAGACTTTCGCGAACTCGCTGTCCGGGTCGTCGGGGTTGCCGATCGCGAGGATCCGGCAGTCTTCGCCGGTGGTGAGCGCGCGCGCGGCGGTCCAGAAGTGGGGAATAATCCCGCACGCCTCGTCCAGGATGACCAGGACGTAGCGGGCGTGGATGCCTTGGAAGGCGTGCGGGTTGTAGTCCGAGGGTTTCCGGCCGAACGCGACGAGCTGGTTGTTGACCTTCCACTCGGTTTCGTTCATGCGGCCACGGAACGGCTGACCCCGCGCGGACGCGGTGTTCGCCGCGTTGTTGATCTCCGCCCACAAGATGGCCCGGACCTGGTCACCGGTCGGGGCCGTGGTCACCACACGGGCCGAACCGGCCGGGTGGGTCTCCATCCACCACGCCGCAACCCTCGACGCAAGCCTCGACTTACCCGGCCCGTGGCACGCCTTGATCGCCGTAAACCGGTGATCCCGCACCGACACCATCGCCTGCACCTGCATCGACCACAGATGCTCACCCAAACGGTCTTTCACCCACAGCGCGCCGTCCCTGACGTGACGGCGCGCCGTGTTGTCAGCCTCCAACAACGTGAGAGCGTGCTCCCACGGATCACCCGGCGATGGCGGTGAGGTGACGGCGGACGACACCAGGCACCCGCTCCCGCTGCTCATCCGACAAGCCAAGCTCGTCGAACACCGCACGCAGCACCGCGACGATCATCTCGCCCTGCTGCTCCGCCAACTTCACCTGCCGCTCGGCCAAACCGGCCTTGATCGCCTTCTCAGCGAACCCCGCACACCGATCCCGCTCCTGGCCTTCCAGCAACGCCAAGCCACGCACGGCTTCACCGGTCGCATAGATCTCACCGGTCTTCGTGTCCCCGTAGGTGTGCCCGATCAACGCCGTGAGGCCGCCGACCGTCGAAATCTGGTCCAGCGCGATCTTCGTCAGCTGCCGGCGTGCGCGCCGGTCCATGGTGTCGACGTCCGGCGGGTCAATGTCCCCGACATCCACACCAGCTTCCCGGGCCTGCTCGGCCGCGTCGTAGGCCTGCTGCAGCAGGCGGGCGTAAAACTGGGCTCGCGCCGCGGACTGCGACAGCAGCCGCAGCAGGATCTCCGAGGGGTTGATATTGGAGTCACCCAAACCCCAGTCCAACACCTCCGCCCGGATCGCGGCGCGTGCCCTGGTGTTCGGGCTGTTCCCGCCGTGCATGCGGCACACCGTCCCGCCGCGGATCGCGGGGTTGCGGCACTGCTGCCCGCCCAACCGGCGGCTTTTCCCGACACATCTGGCCATCGCTATGTCCTCGGTGGCCAGGACCACACGTGCGGCGCGAGTTCGCCGTCGACGACGGTCGGTACCGAGTCGGCGAGTTCGACACTGGTCCGCATGAACGTGGACGCGGTGTCCGGCTGTACCCGGACGTTGACCATGGTGTCGTTCCACACGCGGGTGATGATCGCGGGCGCGGTGTTGGCGCCGTTGTTCTTGTCCGGGTCCATCGGGACGATCACGATCCGGCCGAGGGACGGTGGCTGCCGCTTCCACGCTGGTGTCTCGTCGACGGGCGCGGTCACGGGCGGCGGGGTCGAGTCGGGGCGTGTCATACGGAACCAGCCTCACTGCCGGGGGGCGTTGGGGGGATGACACGCCAGTCGGTGGCCAGCAGGTCTGTCGTGCTCGGGGCCCACACTTCCAGCGACCCGAACTGGTACAGGTCGATGTGCGGCTGGTACTCGACCTGGCTACCGACCAGCGGTGGGAAGGCCTTCGAGACCGGCCGGCCTTCTTCGACCGTGAACGTCGACCCGGGCACGAGCACCAGCCACGCGGAGGTGCCCAGCTGCCCGTCCCAGATGACGCGGGTGACCCGGCCACCGGCGCGGAGTACGCCGAGGGCGAACCCGAAGTCGCCGCGGGTGACGTCCCTGCCGGCGATGTCGATGTGGTCGGTGGTCATGGAGGCTTGGGGGCCGGCGACGGTGACCCGCGCGCGGACGAGCGGGTCCCGGCTGTTGGCGGTCACAGTGACGGCTTCGACCCCGGCGAGTGGTTCGCCATCGACGGTGATGATCGTGCCGTTGGTCAGGCCGTTGGAGATGATCTCTACGCGGGGTTTGGCGCTGCCACTGTTGACCGCTTGGGCTTCGGCCTGTTGTGCGCGTTGGATGGCTTGCTGCCGGTCCATGTCGCGTTCCATGTCGGCGAGCTTCGCCGCCTGGTCGTCGAGGTTCACTGGTCGCCGGCCTGCTCGGCGGGTGCCGGGATCGGGATGGCGGTCATGACCGTTTGGCCCGGGTTTTGCGGGGTGGGACGCTGCCATTCGGGGGCGTCGATGTCGGCCATTTCGGCCATGAGCAGCCACACCGCGTCGTCGTCCAGCTCGGCGAACTGGGAGTTGACGGCGGTTTTCACCCAGGTCGCTTCGTGCAGTGGGCTGGTGGCGTGGTCGAAGTCGGCGTTCTCGTCGGGGGTGATTCCGCTGGTGTACATGTGGATCGTGTCGCGTTTGTATTCGATGTACACGCCGCTGTCGTGGAGCAGGAACTGGCGTTCGGGTTCGGGGGTGCCGGGGATGGGTCCGCCGGGGACGTCGCTGGTGGTGTCGAACGTCCATTTACCGGGACTACCGGTGTTGGTCCACATGCTGGGAGTGTCTCCTGTCTGGTGGTAACAGGGGTGGTAGCCGGTTGCGTTTGAGGCGCACACCAGGCTCTGGTTGACCGGCTACCGGCTATCAGTCTGCCACGCCACCGGGCCCGGTCGGTGGACCCGGGCGGGGCTGCACGATCTCCTCGAACTGGGCTTGCCTCGACAGTTCCTGGTGCACCATCCACGCGCTGCGTGCCATGGCGAGGAACGAAACCCGGTGTTCGTCGGGGATACCGGCCCAGGCCATGCGTCGGGCGTAGTCCTCGATTTCCTCTTCGGTGGGTTCGCGAGTGGTCACCGTGTGGTCCCTGGTCGTTGGTAGTCGTTGCGGGTTATCCCTGGTCAACGGTGCCGTCACCTTGCAGCGCGGGTAATCCGTACAGGACGTTGATCGCGCAGTTGAGTCATGACAGCAGCGCCATCGGGTAGCCGACCGGTGACCGGTGACCGCGGTGGAAGTGCCATTCCGGACCGGCTTCGGACGTCATGCCGTCGAACGTCCACAGCACGTCTGCCGCGCCCCCAGAGCGCTGCCAGAGCCACAAACGGGCTTCGACGGGGGATCGGGTCCATGTGGCGTTCGGGATGGACTGGAGGACGTCTGAGCCGACAGGCCAGTGCCCGGTGCGGACGTATTCGCGGGTGGCGTCGGGGAGCGTGGCGACGTGTTGTGGGGGTGCGGTTTCGGGTTTGTGCTGGTGGTGGGTGGTCATGGTGTCCTTGCCGTGTCCGTTTTGCCGGTTTGGATGGTTAAAGTGAGTGGATGGTTCCACTTGGTGTAGCGGTTTGTGTAGCGGTTGCCCCACCGGGTGGGTCTGGCGGGTGGCGTCAGATCGGGTGTCGTGCCGTTTGGCGGCGTGACTGGTTGGTGTGGGTGCCGCAGAGGTCGGTGTTGGGGATGGGTTTGGCGCGGCATTGGTGTCCGGCGCGCGGGTGGTGGCGCGGCAGCGGGCTTGGTAGGCGGGTCGGGTGGTGTCGATGAGCCAGGCTTGTGGGGTGATGTGGCCGCAGTGGTTGGGGTAGGTGGCGAGGATGGTGGTGGGGGTGATCCGGGTTGCTTCGGTGGGGTAGTTGGCGTCAGAACACTGGGGGCAGTGGATGTAACCGGCGGCGATGAGCGGGTCACTCATGGAGATGGCTTTCTGTGAGGTGTTGGCGTCTTGCGCGTCGCGGTCGGTGGTTGGGCTGGAAGTGATTGATGGGAGGTCTCTGTTGTGGGTAGGTGATCTATGGAAGGTGGGACGCCACTCATGGGTGGCGTCAGAAAGTGTCGGATTTGGCGTCAGAAACATGTTTCAGACGCCACTCATGATGGCGTCAGAACTGTGGGGCTCTGTGTCGGTTCTGACGCCATCTAGGGTGGCGTCAGAACGGGGGTTGTCCACAGGCTTGGCGGTGTGCCGGTGGTAGTTGCGTTCGGCTTTGGCTTTGTTCGCGTGGCGTATGTCGTCGATCTGCTGGTCGTATTCGGTTGGCGTCAGAACGGTGATGTGGTCGAGGACGTCTGGGCCGAAGGTGAGGCGGTACTGGTCGGACAGTCCGCGACGACTGTTGCCCCGTTTGACTAGCTCGACCAGCCCGGTTTTGCGTAGTTTGTCCAGGTGGCGTTGCGCGGTGCGGTAGCTGCATTCGCAGTCGACGGCGAAGCGCGCTACCCCGCAGTAGATGTCGGTTCCGGCCGCGTTGGCGTAGGACGCGAACACGAGCGCGGCTGCTTTGAACTCTCGGCCGAGCCGGGCGCGGCGGATGAGTTCGGTCCAGTGGCCGGCTTTGGCGCCGATGTCGTCATCCCCGTGGCCGTCCAGCGCGAACAGCGGAACGTTGCCATGGGGAAGTGACGTCACGCGGCACCGCGTGGGGCCGGCTGGGCCGTGTCGGCTGCCTCCTCTGAGGTGTCGGTGTACAGCTCGTCCAGGCCGCATCCGAGTGCGGCCGCGAGCAGCGGTATCCAGCTTGCGCTGGGCGTGAATTCCCCGCGTTCCCAGTAGCCAACGGCTTGGGTTGTGGCGCCGATCTTGTCCGCGAGTTGCAGACGAGTCAGGCCGGCGTGTTCGCGCCGGGCCGCGAGTCCGGCGGCGTCGAATCGGGTCATGGGGTGAACAGTACTTTTCACCCGACTGGATCACAAGGACCCTTGCATCGTGCTCGGTGAGCGGCTAGCGTTCTCGGTGAAAGGTTCTTTGCGTCTCACCGGAAGGGTGCCCATGACCAGCGCCGATGGCGGCGAATACCCCGTCCACCACTCCCCCGACACCGACAACGCCGTACGCCAGTACTCCACCAGCACCCTCGCCGAAATCGCCCAAGCCACCCAAGCCCAGATCGACCGACCGGACCCATGCTGGCAGGTCGAGCCGGTCACGCTCCGCGCGATCCTCGCCGTCGTCACCGCCGAGCTGTACCGACGCGAAACGGCCGGCGCCTGATGACCTACACCCCCGCCCAGCTGGCCGATATCCAGAAGGCCAAGGTCAACGCCGGGATCGCGTTAGACAACCTGATCGACAACTACCGACACGCGATGCTGAAACACGGCGCGGACCCGGCGTTCGCCGGACTGGGTTCCGCCATGGCCGAGAAATGTCACGTCCTCGACCCACAGGCCCGGCATGAGCAGGTCGCTGTGATGACGGCGGCACTGATGACGGCGGTGGTGCGGCTGGCGGACAGCGAGACCGTCACGTCCCTGGATGACCCCTCGGCGGTGCCGCGTGAGTTCCTGCTCGCCGAGCTGGGCACGCTCAAAACCTGGTGCGAGGAGTACGCCGCGGGCGCCGCCTTCCGCGGCGGCCCGACCTCGACAAGCAACGCGATCAACGACGTGATCGGCCGGATCGGTGACCGGATCCTCGTGCTGGAAGCGGGCGCCTGATGGCCATCCGGTTGCAGCGGTTCAAACCGTGGGGCAAAAGACCCGTGACCCGCAAACCACGCACCACATCCATCCTGCTGCTGGTGTCCGCGCTGTGCCTGGATGACCTGATGCTGGTGATCAAGCTGGTCGAGGAACACCGGCTGTTCGGGGCGTTGGTGACGGTCGCGGTGCCGATCTTGGGGGTCGTGGGCTGGTTGGCGTGGCATTACGGTGCGCTGCCCTCGACGGCGAAACACGAAGCGAAGCGAGGTAAACGGGATGTGGGTGTGGCTGCAACGCGTGGTGATCCGGGTCCGGATGGCGCTGGACCTGGACACGGCCGGCACGGTCGGTGAGGAAGCGGAGGAGTTCCTCCGCGAGCACCACGGGCCGGGCGAGTCCGAGTGAAGCGCGCGGACAAGCGCACCCCGGAGCAGGTCTCTGTTCAACGCTTGACGAATTTGATTGATCTGCCCGATGCCGACCTGTGCCAGGTCGACCACCGCACCGCGCTGCTGTCCACCCCGCACCCGCCGTGTGGGCAGCACGAGATCCGTGAGTCCGGGGCGGTACTCACGACATGGGTGTGCGAACTGCCGGGCCGGTGGGGCTACCAGGTCCCCGGGATCGGCACGCGCCGCGGCTGTGACCGGCACGCCGCGGCCGCGTGCCGCGCGCGACTGTATTTGACCAGACAAAACCTACGAAGAGGACATGCGACGTGAACGACCCCACCACCACCGACAAACCGGCCCCGGCCGCCGACGAGAAAGGGCCCCTGCGGGAGTTGTCCGCGCTCCGGGCGTGCGCGAAACAGCTGGACTCGCTCGACCCGGCCGGGCGTCGCCGCGCGCTGGAATGGATCAACGGCGCCTACTGGGTTGAGCCGGCCTACGACGAGAACGGGGAGAACCAGTGACGGACGGCGACTTTGACGCTGAGGCGTACCGCAAGGGCCGCAAGAAGGGCTGGTTCTCCGACTGCTTCACCACGCTGCTCGCCGGTGGGGTGCTCGTGGGCACGCTGGTGGCGCTGCTCCGGCGCGGCCGGCGATGACCCGGCTGCCGGTGACGAAAGGTGACCTGTTCGCCGCGCTGGAACACCTGGCCGACGACGCGTTGGTGGGGGTCGCCGGCCAGCACGGCGAACCGGTCGCGATGGAGATCGATTTCGGATTCATCGTCCCGCTCAACGGCGCCGCGGTCGCCCGCAACTACGCGATGTTCAGTCCCGTCCTCGACGACGAGGACGAGGACGACTGATGCCACGCGAGCGGCCCAACCCGAACCCGAAAGACCCGAACCCGCCGACCAGCCCGTTCGAGGACACCCAAGACGACATCGACGACCTCACCAAGCGCATCGCCGAACTAGACGAACAGGACAACCAGGGTGGATGAGAAGTACGTGCGATGGGTACGCGACCAGCAGTTCGTGGAAGCGCGCTACTCCTGCCCGCAACCCGCGAACGTGTTCCACGCACGCGGCACCGTGATCGCGTTCACCGACCGGCCGACCGTCACCATCGACACCCCGGGCGGGCGCCGCGTGTCCTGGATCGCGGATCTCGTCGTGGAAGCCACACTGCCGCCCCTGGCTGACATCCAGGTCCGGCCGTTCCGGCCGCGGGTGCTGCGCAGCGCGTTCGGCACGGTCGCGGTCGAGGTCGGGCCCGGCGCGCCGGACGTCGAATGGGCACCCCAGCTGTATCAGCTGGTACGGGTGGGGTCGGACGCGGTGGAGTTCTTGCGGGAGTTCAAGCTTCCGCAGTCGCCGGGTGGCATGTTCGAGCGTGATTTCCTGGCCGGGCAGGTCAAGACGCTGCAGGAACTCACGTGACCGATGGCGAGTTTTTCGTCGACCCAGCCGACATAGGACCCGCCCCGGACGGCCCGGTCACAGCCCCACCGCCCGCTCCGGAGCGGGCGGGCGACGACGTGGAAACCCTGTCCCCCACCGAGAAAGCCGCGCTCGGCGAGCGGCTGGCGGAACTCGCCGCGAAAGCCGCCCGCCCGAAACTGCTCGTCCCCGGCCCCGGCCTGTACCTCGACCTGGCCGCCGAGGACTACCACGCCGATCCCGTGCTCGGCGGGTCACTGTCCTCCACCGGCGCCCGCCTGCTGCTGCCCCCCAAGGGCTGCCCGGCCAAGTTCCGGTGGCAGCAGGACCACCCCGACGAACAGGAACCGAAAGACGAGTTCGACCTGGGCCACACCGTGCATCGTCTGGTGCTCGGCGCCGGCGCCGAGCTGGTCGAGATCGACGCCGGGGACTACAAGACCAAAGCCGCCCAGCAGGCCAAGAAAGCCGCGCACGCCGAGCACAAGACCCCGGTCCTGCCCCACCAGCTCGACCGGGCGCAGGAAATGGCGCTGACGGTGTACGACCACCCCATCGCCGGTCCCCTGTTCCGTGGTGGGCACGCGGAAGTGACGTTGATCAGCGAGGACCCGCGCACGAAGGTGATGTGCCGGGCGCGGCTGGACTATCTGACCGGGCGCCGTGACCGGCATGGCCGGCTGATTCTGGTGGATTACAAGACAGGCCGCTCGGCCGAACCGACGTCGTTCATGAAGTCGGCGGTCGAGCACGGCTATCACCAGCAGGCGCCGTGGTACATCGACCGGGCGGTGGGGTGCGGCCTGGCCGACGACCCCACGGAGGTCGTGTTCGCGTTTGTGGTGCAAGAAAAGGTACCGCCGTACATCGTCACTGTACTAGAATTAGACAGCCTCGCTTTGATGTGGGGGAAGTTGTTGAACGACAAGGCTTTGGACCTGTACCGGCACTGCACCACCACCAACCAGTGGCCCGGGTACGTCTACAAAGAAATCCCCACCGGGTTCGACGTCCCGGTGGCTAACGGACGCCTGCCCGGCTGGGCAGAGCGGCTAGCGGAGGAGACCACCAACTGATGGACGCCATCATTGCCGTGACGATCACCGTCACCAGTCCGGGGCCCGGACACCCGGTCGAGAAGCACTCGCGCGAGATCCAAGTCCACTTCCCCGACAACCCGGAGTTCGTCGCCCACGAGCTGGGCAAGGTCGCCCCCCAGGTGCTCGTCGACGTCCTGAACGACTTCGGCGACGTCGACGGGCCGGGCAAGTGATCCCCAACATGATCCCCATCTGCGAGGGCTGCCACGGCAGTGACACCAACTGGGACTGCAACGGCGAAAACGCCCCCGGCAACTGCGGATGCGCACCCGGCGAATGTCATTGCAGCTGCAACTGCGAGGGCTGCACTGGTAACCCGTTCTGTCCGGAATGCCACCAAGACACGGAAGGCGACCACTGATGAGTAGCGAGATCACACTGCCATCGGCTGCCAGCCACGCCGACCACATCGGGCAGTCCACCAGCATCGAGCAGGCCAGAGCCGCCGCTGAAGTCCAGGCGCTGGTGGTGGTGGCCCAGAACTGCCCCCGCAACGTTGAGTCCGCCGTCGCCGAAATGGACGAATCGTGCGGCAACGCCGAGTTCGCCGCCGCGGCGTTCTATGACTTTACGCGCGGTAAAGACGACAAAGGCAAACCGAAACGTATCTTTGACCTCACCATTGTCGCGATGAAAGAACTCATCCGCTGTTGGGGGAACGTCCAATACTCGTACACGGAACTGCGGCAGGACCGGCAGCGGCACGAGTCGGAAATGCTCGTGTGGGCTTGGGACATGCAGCGCAACAACCGCGCCGAGCGTCGGATCGTGGTTCCGCACGTGCGGAACACCAGCTACGGCGACAAGACCCTGACCGACGTGCGGGACGTGTACGAGCTGCTCACCAACAACGCGTCCCGCCGGTTGCGGGAATGCTTGAAAGACGTCCTGCCGCCGTGGTACCTGGACCGGGCCCGCAAGAGTCTGCTGCGCACACTGGAGCATGGCGGCGGGGTGCCGTTGGCCGAGCGGAAAGCCAACGCGGTAGGCAAGTTCGCCGCCGATCACAACGTGACACAGGACCAGCTTGAGCGGCGCCTCGACCGCAAGAGCGCACAGTGGACAGCGCTGGATCTCGCGAAGCTGACCACGATCAACACCGCCATCACCCAAGGCCGGGCCACGGTGGTGGACGAGTTCCCGCCCGTGCGGTTGGAAGCCGCCGACCTGGCCACCGGCGGCACCGACAAGGACCTGTTGCAGAAGATCAAAGACAGCGTGACATCCCTGGCCGACGTCGAGCGCAACGTGGCCGCTCTCAACGAAACCATGGGACTCGGCGCCACACACGCCCAGCGCGACACCCTGAAGACACTTCTGTCCTCTTTGGAATACAACACCGACCTGGATGGCGCAGAGCTGGACGACATCCGGACTCTGGTGGGCCGCAACGACATCACCGGCCTCGACTCCCTCACCCCCGAAGAAGCGTCGGGTCTGATCGTCACACTCACCAACTGTGTCGCCGACGAACATCCCGGCCACGCCCTGGACGCCATGCTCGAACACATCCGCGACGGACAGGACCAGTGAACCGCACCGCCACCCCCCGGGCCATCCCCACAGAAATACCGAAGCTCACCCCCCGCGAAAAGCAAATCCTTTACTTCACCGCCGAAGGCGTTTCCCGGAAAGTTATCGCGAAACTCCTGTACATCAGTGTGCGAACCGTCGCGTCCCACAGTCACAGCATGTATGAGAAACTCGGCGCCCGTGAACGGGCGCACGCTGTCGCTATCGCTTTCAGGATGGGCATACTCCCGTTCCCCGACACAGAAACCCGGTCACGCTCATGAACAATTTTTTGATCCCGATCGACGTTGACGCGCTCCACGCCCTGTTGCATGACCGTGCGCTCGCGATCGCGGCCGACCAGGAATGGGCCAGCGAACACACCAAAGTCACCGGCCAGTACCTCGCGTTGCGGGACCTGCTCCACGCCATGCTCGACCATCGGGAAGAGTTCGGGATGACGGACACCGAGCTGGTCGCCGCCCTGCACGAACGCTATGTGGCAGCCAAGCTGTTCCGGGACCGGGTCGAGGAAGCGCTGCTCGTCGACGGCGACGGCCTGACCGATGACGAGATCATCGACTACATCACCCGGGAACTCACCACACCAACACCAGCACCCACAGTGGTGCCGCTGACCGGCGAGCAGGTGACGGCCATGACGGCCAATCAGCAGTACCTGGGCCTCGACGGCGAACCGGTGAAGGTGCGTGCGGTGTTCGCGGTCGGTGGCCACTTCTGTGGCCCGTGGGAAGCCGGGAACCTGGTCGAGCACTGCGACAGCGACGCGGACGGCGCGTTCGTCGCAGTCCTCACCCGGTACGCCGAGCCCCAGCCGGACAACCGCGGGAAAGGCTGGTGGGAAGCCGTCGTCACGGAGATCCTCCGGGCGCCCGCGGACACGGTCGGCCCTCAGGTCGGTGAGGATGTGAAGCTGCAAGAGGGCTACGACCGCAACCGGGTCATCGGGCACTACAGCGACCCGGCGGTGACCGAAACCATGGCCGCCGTCGACGGCGGGCCGCTGGTGGTCGAGCCGCGCCGGTTCCACCCCGGCGACCCGTGCCCCGACGAGCTGATGATCGTGCGGGAAGCCGATCCCGCCGTCGACCCCATCCTGTGGGCCCGCACGGGCGATGACCGGTGGCTCTGGACCGATGGCAGCGACCAGTCCGTCATGTCTTGGGACGAACTGTTGGTCGCTTCCGACGGTGGCGTGGTCGAGAACGTTGACCCCGATGCGTAGTCCCACCACCTGGACGCGTAACACCCCGAACCGCTGCCTGATATCGGCCCGGATCGGCGCCAGCATCCGGGCCCACCGGCGCAACAAAGGCGTCAGCCTCTCCGCGTTGGCCGTCCAACTCGGCGTGGCACCGTCCTCGTTGCAGCGGTGGGAGAAAGGCGACACGCACGTCACCGGCGCCGACATCGCGCACATCGCCGAGCTGCTCGGCCTGAACCCCGGCGACCTGTTCGACCCACCAGCGTCGCAGGAGCCGCAGACATGAGCACCGCCCGGCAGCGCATCGCCACGATGATCGGCCGCAACATCGCCTACCACCGCAACCGATTGTGCTGGTCCGGGAAAGTGTTGGCCGCCAAGATCGGGATCAACAACAGTCGCTTGAACCGGTGGGAGCTTGGCCACGTCCCGGTTCCGGCGCCCGACTTGGTGTTGATCGCGGCCACGTTGGGCGTCAAGGTCACCGAGCTGCTGCCCGCGGACCCGTCGTGACCATGCTGCGCGTGTTCGTGCCCGGGGTCCCTGTGTCGCAGGGCAGCAAAGACGCGATCCCGTTGACCGCCGGCCGCGGCCGCAACCGGCGGTTCACCGGGAAAGTGAACCTGGTCGAGTCCGCGAAAGCCCTGCCGGCGTGGCGGGGGAAGATCGTGGAAGCGTGCTTGAACGGCCGTAACGAGCCCCGCGCCCGGTTCGAGAAGGGTGTGCCGGTCCGGGTGGTGTGCACGTTCGTGATGCCCCGCCCGGTCCGGCTGCCGAAAACGCGGCCGACACCACCACACACGAGCGTCCCGGACGGGGACAAGCTGCTCCGTGCGGTGTGCGACGCGTTGAAGATCGCGAAGGTCCTTCACGATGACGCGCAGATCGTCGAACACGAATCCCGTAAACGGTATGCCGCGCCCGGTGAACGGTGCGGCGCGCACATCGACGTGTGGCACTTCACCGGCACCTATCCCGAGGAATACCTCTGATGACCATCCGCATCGCCACTGTGAAACTGATCGAGTTGATCGGGGACCTGAAACCCACCACCCACCCCGACCTGGAAGGCGGCGCCACCAACGGGATCCTGCTGCACACCGCACGCGGCTACGGCTTCCCCGGCGACCCCGGGCAGACAGACATCCTGGTCGGGACCTCCACGAACCGGCTCGCGGTCGGCCACACCTACGTCGAGTGCTACGGGCAGATGACACAGCCGATGCTGTGGCCGTTGGCGAAAGCGTCGAACGTGTGCAACACGTTCCGGGCCGCGACCAAGGACAACAAAGACCACCAGTTGCACATCCGGTTCGACGGTCACATCGTGCAGGTCGAGGAAGACCCCGACCTGTTCGGTGAAGGCGACAAAATCGAGTTCACCGGCGGAGACCTCAGCAAGTTCCCGCGCGGCCTGTGGGCCGTCCTCCGCGACGACCGGGCCTGGGAGCCTGGCGGTTACCTGAAAGCGGCACCCATGCCGCGTACGGACCTCCCAGGCACCGCGTTGGCCGCGTTCGCCGCCGTCGCCAAAGCACACGGCGGGGTCATCGAGACCTACCGGTTCCACCAGCGCCGCGCGATCCTCGTACAGATCGGCGAGCGCTACCGGGGTGCGCTCACCCCCGCGTCCTGGCCCGACGAGAAAACCCCCCAAGCCGGCCGGTCCCCCGGCGGTGACATCTATGCGGCCGAGCTCCCCCCAGAGGAGGAACGCCCCCAGGTCGACCCGGACAGCCTGCTGGAGCAGGCCGCTGACCTGGTGGTCATCGCGGGGTTCGGGTCCACGTCACAGTTGCAGCGGAAACTACGCGTCGGGTTCGCCCGCGCCGAACGCCTGCTAGACGAGCTGGAAGTGCTCGGCGTGGTCGGGCCGGCTGACGGCACCAAGTCGCGGACCGTGCTCGTGCGCCCGGACGAACTCGGCGGGGTGCTGCTCAAGATCCGGAAGAAAGCCGCGGTGACCGATCCGCTGCCGCTGGTCGCCGACCTGGTGACCGACGTGGTGAGCGGGATCGTGGATCGGGCGCTCGCCGAGGAAGAAGAGGAGCCGGCCGATGCCTGACGACGCCCAGTGCCCGGACTGCACGAACCCGCTAGCCGTCGCCGTTCCTGGGTGCGCCAACCATGATCTGTATTACGAGATCCACTACCTGAAACAGGATCTGCGGAAACACCGCGCGCGGTGCGCGGCGCTCGGGGAAGTGGAGCGGCTACGGCGGGTCGAGGACACGCTTGTCGAGCTGGGTGCCCCGAACACGGGTGGATTGATGATCGCGTGGATCGGAGAGCGCATGGCCGAGCTGACAGCCGCGCGCACCAGGCTGGCCGCGCACACCAGCCCCGAGCAATGCGCCTCGACCTGGGCCGCCCGATTCGAGCCGGATTACTCCCGGCAGGCGCGGGTCGATGGCCACCAGCGTGCCGGCGAGCTGCAACCAGCCACGGTCGAAGTGAGCGGCTGGTGCGAACACTGCGGGTGCGACGTATCCGGCGAGAATCACTACCACTGCCACCGATGCGGGCAGCGCACGAGCATGATGGGACACCGCGACGGATGCCCACCGGCCGCGCCACCCGAACCGGACACCGACGCCACCGAGCAGGCGCCGCTGTGCGGCGAGGCAGGGTCTGACCCTGAGGGGATGTGCGGCGAACCGGTCCCGGACGGGGTCTGCTCGGAACACGGCGAAGTCGGGGCGTCCGTACGATGCACTTCCACCTACGCCAACGGCGTCGCAACCTGCTCGCTGCCCCCCGGGGACCACATCCACAAGAGCGCGCCGGACAGCAGCGGCCACAGCACCGTATGGACCGACAACGCTAGCGACCAGGCCGTGGCCAAGATGGACCCGGAAGCGCAGAAGCTGTCAAGGCTTCTCTCGGCGTTTGTGACCGTGCCCCAACCCGAACCCGAACCGAAGCAGGACGAACCGGACGCGACCCCGGTGTGTCCGCAGCACGCATGGAGCGCCGAAATGGACGGCGACCGTGGGCTGAAGCTCGCCCGTGCCGAAGCCAAAAGGAAAGGCTGGGTACGGAAAAGGGCCAACGGCAAACTGATCGACCTCTGCCCAGACTGCGCCGCTGACATCCCGGTGGTTGGGGACCAGGCACCCGGCGGCGAATCGTGAGTGTCATCCGGACCGTCAACCTATGGTGCGATCACCTGAACTGTGCCACAGCCGACGCTTACTCCAACGGGATCATGTTCACCAGCGCCACCGCTATCCGAGCGGACGCACGCGAGTGGGGTTGGACGCGTCGGCAGGGCAACGACTACTGCCCTGACCACAGTGCGCCGGTTGGGGACCAGGCGGGAGGCGAGCAGCCGTGACGCGGGTGCAACGCCGAGCACGGGCGGCCATCGCGACCGTCAACAACCTCCCCACCCTGATCGAACACGTGTGCACACAACGCGGCCTGTCCAACCAAGCCGCGGCCCGCGAGATCGGCATCTCCCACAGCAACCTAGCCGGGTTCCGGGCCCGATCGCGTGGCGTCAACACCACCACCCTGCTCCGCATCCTCGAATGGCTGGCCGGCGACGACGATGACCCGGTGGCGTAACCCGTTGCGGCGCCGCGGCGCCCGCCGCGCCCGCCACCTGGTCGCCCAGTTGGCCCGGCGACGCGCCAAATCCGTGTCACAACCGCGACACAAACTGGACAAAAAAGCGTTGGTCCAGCAACGCCGACGCGAGCAGCCACTCTCGTGACCCGCTACCGTCAACCCGTGCGGGTACACCGTTTAGGCTCATGGTGGGGCCTTCCGTGACGGCGTAGACCCCACAACGCCGGGGTTCCGTGACCACACCCCCAGCTGTAGATCCCTGGCCACGGCACCCCGGCACCCCCAGCCATACGGAAAGCCCCCCACGAGTCACTGTGGGGGGCTCTCCGGCGTCCGGTCGAAACGCGGCAGTGCAACACGGGTTTGGTCTGACTTCCCGGCACGGACCCTACCGGCCCCCACCGACAACGGAAAGCCGCCCTTCCCGATGCGATGGCGGGAAGGGCGGCATTCCCCGGTCCCCACCGGTTCCGCGCAGGATACCGGGGGGAGAAGGAACCAGGGCCGCCCAGCCTAGCCGCAGTGTTCGCACCACACCGTCACCGGCTTTTCATGAGGGCACACCGGAAGCGCCGCGAGCAGCCGCTGCAGCGGACCCTCCAACAACCGGGCCGCTTGCAGCATCCCGGCGCCGTAGCCGCGGGGATAGTCGCTGGTGTAGTTGTCGCCATGGCTAGGGTGCTCGGCCACCAGCTCACCCCCGACCTGCCGCAGGATGTCAGGCGTGGCGGCCAGCTCGTGCCATGCCACCCGCAACCGGCGGCGGAACTCGGCACTGGCAAAGTCGTACCGCACAGCGGTCACCACCCCAACGCGTGGATCGTCTCGTCGACCACGAACTGTGCCGAGCAGTCCAACGCCGTCGCCACCATCGCCACGATGTACCACGCGTCCCGGTCCCCCGGTCCCACGAACTCGCGCTCCCCCTTGTCCAAGCTGGCCGCGATGTCGAGCAGCTCCTGGCTGCCCAGGTCGTCGCGGCGGACGGCGTCGACGACCACGGTCATGTCCAGCAGCTTGGTACCGGACGTGGCCGGTAGGGTCTGGTCTCGCATCGGTAGCCCTCAACTTTCGGTGCGACCCCCTTGGTGTGGCCGCGACCCGGATTCGGGACCGGTCGCGGCCACACCGCAGGGGCAGGGTGGGTTTGGTCAGGCCAGGCGTGCGGTGACTTCGGCCGTCGCCGCGGCGATCACGTCGCCCGCCAACGTGATGCCGTGCTGGTACTCGAAGCGCTCGATCGCGTCCATGATCACGTCCCGGACACTGCCGATCTCCGGGTCCGTGTTGTCCACCGCCGACGCCATAGCCAGGGTGATCAACGCGTCCACCTGCAACGCCTCTTCGTGCACGGAGGCCTCGATCGCCCGTGCGGCGTGCTCCTCCATCGCCCGGCGCTGCAACTCGCCCAGCATCGACCGACGCGACAACGCCGGCTTCTCGAACTCGGCCTCAATGAGGCCACCCAGCATCCCGGGTGAGCCCTGGTTGAGGATGGTGGCGCGGAACCTGTTGGCGTCCAACGCCGCAACATGCGCGCTCACCATGGCCATCGCGGCCGGCGCGATCCAGCAGCGCAGGTCACCCGACCACACGAACCCGCTCGAACAGCCCGCGATCCACACTTCCAGCGTGCCGGACAAGCGGCGCTGCACGCACACGTGGCAGAGTCGCACGGCATCTCCAACGCGCGGGCGTGCAGCTTGTCGAGCACGGCCGCTTTCACCTGGTCGGTCCACGCACCGAACACCATCATGTTCAGTTCCTCAATGGACAGTTGGGCGATTCTGGCGCGCAGGTCGGGTTCGATGTCGCCGGCGTGCTCGGCCAGGGCCCGCCCATGCAGCTCGTCCAGGGCCACCGTCTTGCGGTAGCCGCGGCCCCCGACACGGCCGGCGATGCCCTCACCGGTCACACGCCTGCTCAGCTCGGCTTCGGTGAGCTTCTGGTACGCGGCGCGGTGCCCGTCACGGCCCGCGTAGTGGGTCTGGTACTCGGCGAGTGCCTGCTCGTGCAGCTGGTCCATGTCGATCAGGTCCACCGGGGTGTGGCGCCACAGCAGGAGCTCGACACCATCCCGGCACGTGATCCGGACGCGGTCGTGCGGCTGACCGGTGGGTTCGCCGGCCACGGTGCGGACGGCGCGGTCGCTCGGGTCGATGAAGACCTGGCCGTCTTCCAGTTCGGACACGAACGTGAAGGGCTCGGCGGGGGTGTTGGTGGCGATGTGCACGGTGATGCTCCGTTCGGGTGCGGTGCAGGGGGATGTTTAGTTAGGGTCCGCAACGGTTGTGGGCCGCCGGGGGTGGCCCCCGGTTTCCCGGGGGCCGGTCGGCTAGCGGTAGACGCTGACGGGGGTGTTGGCGGGCTGGATGGGGGCCCAGTCCCAGCCGCCGTCTTCGTTCTCGAATCCGAGCTGGACGCCTTCGGGGCCGCTGTCGATCTGGCGGATCTTGGTGCCGTCGATCAGGTCGCCGAGTCGGACCTGGTCGTAGGTGGTGGGGGTCTTGGTGAGCTGGGCGGTGGTGGTCATTTGGTGCTCCCTCTTGGTGGTGTGGTCCCACCCTATCACGAGGTGTGGACACACCACAAGGGTGTAGGCACGTGGACACACCCCTGCTAGTGTGTCCCCATGTCAGCCGGAACCAAACACCGACGCTTCCGCATCGACGACGAACTCTGGGAAGCATTCAGCACCGCAACCGGAACGGCCGACACCGACCGCTCCACCGCCATCCGCGCATTCATGCGCTGGTACGCCCGCGAACCAGGCGCCAAACTCCCCACTCGACCCAAGGACACCACCACCCCATGACCTACCCCACCGCCCCCAAATGCACGTGCGGCTGCAACCAGGTCGCCCAAAACTGCCCCAACCGGTAGGACCACACCACCCGTGGGCAAAAACAACGGCCAGCAGCAAGAAACCCGATCCTGCAACTGCCCGACATGCAGCTGCTCCACCACCATCACCTACCCGGTAGGCACCACCCCCCCCAGCACGCCGGTGTGCGCCTGGTGTTCCACCGGCCGCCACCAGTAACCGTGCGGTCGGGCCCGTCGTACAAACCAGCCCGACCGCACCCCACCATTCGGCCTAACCTGCCTTCCACCCCGTTGCGATCAACCACCATCCACCACACGGAGCAACCACCGCCATGTCCACCCGCAAAAAAGTCTTGACCGTCGCCGCTATCGCGTTCATCGCCGCCGTACTCACCTTCGGCATCGTCAACGTCCAGGCCGCCCGGCAACACGCCACCAGCGAAGCCGCCGTCACCAGCCCCGCCACCATCACCAGCGGCGCCCCCCGCGAAACCGTCACCATGCCCGCCCTGCCCCCGGTCACCGCAACCATCACCGTCACCGTCGCGCCACCCGCGCCACCCGCCGCGGCCAGCATCGGCGAAGGGATCTACAAGGTCGGTGACGCCATCCCCGCCGGCCGCTACAAAACCGAAGGCGCGAGCAGCTGCTACTACGCGCGGCTCAAAAACGACTCCGGCGACTTCTCCGCGATCATCGCCAACAACAACCTCACCGGCCCCGGGTCGACCACGCTCAAAGCCGGCGAGTACTTCGAGATCTCCGGCGGCTGCAAGTGGACGGTCGTCAAATGACGACCATCGACTCCATGGGGATCACGCTGCCTGACGGCACGCGCTTGAACGCCGTCCCCGACCTCGACCCGGACCGGCGTCCGGGAACCAGTGACCTGGTCTGGTCGGCCGCGTTCGTCCGGCTCTCCCCGCCGATCGAACCCGGCCAACACCACGACCCGGCTAACCGCATCCACATCGCCGGATACGGGTGGCTCACGTTCGACCGTGCACGCAAGCTCGCCGCGGCCCTGCTGTCCGCGGTCGCCCGCGGTGACCATCCGGTCGACCCGATCCAGACGTTCCGGCCAGACGCTCCGGGCCGGAAGATCGGCGAACCCACGTGAACTACGTCGTCGCGGACATCATGTGGCCACCCGGGGACAACGGCGAGCTTCACCACGCCACCAGCCACATCCACCCGGGCGTCGACAACATCTGGCCGGAACAACTCGCATCGTTGGTGAGGGTCGAGCTGGGCCGCATGGGTAACCGGCCGGTCCACGTCCGGGGATACGGCTGGATCTCAGCCGCCACGGCGCGGGAGCTTGCGGCCAAGCTGTTGTCGGCCGCGTGGGTTGCGGGCCCGGGATGAGCGGCACACTCGCAAACCCGGGCCAGCCCGCCGAGCACGACCACCGGGCCGGGAAACGGGCACGCGGGACCTGCTCGGCGTGCGGCGCCGAACGGGCCCTCCGCGCCAACGGCACGATCGGCGCCCACCAGCGCGTCATCCGGAACTACCGCTCCGCAACCGAATGCGCCGGCGTTGGCAAACCACCCCGAGAGGCAACCACCTGATGCCACACATCCCGGTCCAGCAGGAAGCCAACAAGGCCGCGGCCGAGTTCCTGCGAAAAATGGCGGACCTCGTCGAACAAGGCGACGCCCACACCGTCGAATTCCAGAAAGTCTCGGCCTACACGCCCTTCAACCGACCGGCGTGGCCGGTGGAAACCGAGTACGTGATGTGCATCAAAGTCCAGGAGGTTCCTGATGGTGGTTGAGCTGCTCGCGTTCCTCAACGCCCGACTCGACGAGCAGGAACGGAACAGCCGGGAGTGTTACGGCCAGGAATGCTGGTGCGGGTACGGCGACCTGGACCACGCCTACATCGCGGCGGATGTCGAGGCCAAACGGAAACTGATCGACGCCCTGTTCGGGCCCATGGCCACCATTGACCACGAATGGGGCTGCTCGCACACCCCCGATCAGATCAAGGCCGGCCAGTGCGGCTCGACCAGCAGCGACCTGGAAGGCCTGTACCTGCTCGCCGCGCCGTTCGCCGGACATCCCGACTACCAAAAGAAATGGGCCACCTGATGACCAGCAGACGCCAGATCGAAGCGGACGTCCCCCGCTTCGCCCGGAACCTCGACCCCGACGACCACAGCCCAGAAGCCGAACAGATCAGGGAAACCGCCGCCGACATCCAGGACCACCACGACTCGCAACGCAACATCGCGGGAGACAACTGATGACCCCCATCCCCGCGCGCATGGCCCGCCTGCCCCGCGACAAACACGGCCGGCCCATCCCCTGGTTCGTCCTCATCGACGAGCACGGCACACCCGACTTCCGGGTCATCCGCTCCCACGGTATTGAGGACGCCTACCGGTTCCGGTGGTGCTGGACCTGCGGGCAGCCCCTCGGCCGGCACTCGGCGTTCGTGATCGGCCCGATGTGCGCGGTCAACCGGGTGTCCGCCGAACCGCCGTCACACCGTGAGTGCGCGATCTACTCCGCTGTGGCGTGCCCGTTCCTGTCCACCCCGAACATGGTGCGCCGTGACCGTGGCCTACCGGACCACGTCGACCCGCCCGGGGTGATGCTGCTCCGCAACCCTGGTGTCGCGGTGGTGTGGGGATCCCGGGGCGGGTGGCGTCCGGAGCGGGTGCCGGACGGTGTCCTGTTCAACGTCGGGGACCCGACCGAAGTGCTGTGGTTCGCGCACGGCAGGCCGGCCACGGTCGAGGAGATCCACGCGTCGATCACCGCCGGTCTGCCGGCGTTGCGGGAAGTGGCCGAGAAGCAGGGCCCGCTCGCTGTGGCCGAGCTGGATCGGCAACTCGCTGTGGCGTTGCGGCTGCTGCCCGCCGTGACGATCACCGAGGGCCGGCTGCACGAGCACGGCCCGATCGAACCCCAGGTGGTGGCCCATGATTCGTGAATCGCGAACCATGATTCGCGCCATACCGAACAAGGGGGTAAAGCGATGACGATCGCTTGGTATTGGGGGCTGGTCAACGCCCTGCTCGTCACCGGCGTGATCTGGCTGAACGGGCACGGCCGGCGCGTCGGCTGGCTGGCCGGGGTAGTGGCGCAAGCCTGGATTGTCGCGTTCGGACTGGCCAACGGGTCCGCGTGGTTTGTGTTCAGCGTGCTGCCGCTCACCATGTTCGCCTACAACTGGTGGCACCACCCGGCGCGCATGGCCGAGCTGAAAGCGGACATGTTCGAAGAGTTCGCCGACCGGGTAGCGGCCGTGGCCGAAGCGGCCAACGATCCGAACAACACGCCAGGTGCCACGCCAGGCGACCGGCCGCAACCGCTGCACGGAATCTATGTGAACGAACGTGAACTGGTGAACATGCCATTGTGGCTGTTCAGGGCACTGACCACCTGGAACCAGACCTTCCACCCGCCGGAGCAGCGAAATGGAACAGTCTGACGACGCGTTCGACGGCACCGACCTGGACGCCTTGCACGCTCGTGCCGAGCGGATCAACCAGGCAAGCCGGGACCGGCAAGCCGCGGCCGAGCGGCGCCAAGCCGCAGAGCGAGCGCGGGAGCAGGACCAGTGACCCGGTCACGGATCATGTTGTGGGTGAAACTGCTGTTCGTCACCCTGGTCGCCCTGTTCGCCGCCGTGGTCGTGTTCGCGCCGATCCTGGAAGCCTCATGGAGGCTGACCAGGTGAGCACCACAACCCAGATCACACTGTGGTGCGACACCGACAAGTGCGTCGCGTGGTTTCAATCCGACCTGGCGAGAACCAAAGCGCGCGCCGATGCCAGGAAACACGGCTGGTCGAGGGTGATGGTCGGCGAGCACAAGCGCGACTGCCAATGGCACGACCTCTGTCCCGCCTGCACAAAGGCCAGGAGCAGCTGAACACGGCGACCGGACGTGAAAAAGCGGGGCCCCTCCCAATCGGTCGTTGGGAGGGGCCCCGCACCCGACCACGGGCCGGTTGGGCCCGCGACCAGCAAGTTACCCGACCACCCCGCGGTTGATCGCCCGCCACGAGAACGGGTAGTTGGTCGAGGCGAACACCGTGCCCGCGCCGGTCGCTTTGCACGCCAACACGAACCGCACTACCGAACCATCACGGTCCGGGCCGGTGACCGTAAACCCACGCGGACCGGAATGCCCGATAAACGTGGTTTGCGTATACCAGGCCGGGTCTCCTTCCAAAGCCGGTGTCCCGGTCCCCGACGCGAGGAACCGCACCAGCGTCGACCCGACGATCACCGCGATGTCCAGGCACGCGTCCGCGTTCGGCCCCCGCATCCCGTTGAACGTGTGTTCCACATCGTCACCGACCGCCGCCGGCAGTTGCAGCTCGAACCCCGGCACAGGGGCCCACAAGCCGCCGGTGTTCGGCAGGGTGGTGTCCGAAGGGTTCGCGATGTACGCGCGCCGCAGGATCGGCCGGGTCGCTTTCCCGACCAGGCCGGCCGTCGTGGCGTAGAGGCCGTCCCCTTCGGCTTGGGTCAAGTACTGCGGGTGCGGGTCCGCCGCCCCGTCGTGTGCGTCCACAGCGGCCGTAGCCGCCCCTGCCGGGTCTTTCCCCGCCAACGCGGTCGCGGTCGCGGTAGAGACCGGTTTAGCCGTGTCGCTGGTGTTGTCGACGTTCCCGAGCCCGACCGTCGCTTTGGTGATCGTCCCGACCGCGACCGTGGGGTGCGACGCGTCCCCGCCGACCGTGATCGTGCCGTCCCCGGCGGTCACCGACAGCACCCCGGACCCGGCCGGCAGGTACTGCGACGGGATGTGACTGCCGCTGTCCAGTGGTGCGACGCCGTTCGCGGCGCCGCGCGTGGACGCGAGCAGGTACATCGGGATCACCGGCCCGGTCCCGCGCGGCGCCGTCGACAGGTCCAGAGTCGACCCGGTCGGGGTGATCACGTACTGCACCACCGGCGCGCCGTCGATCCGCTCCGTGACCAGGTATTGCAGCGTGGTCACCTCAGTGTTACTGACCAGTACCTCGTTGATCGCGCCGGCCGTGAGTCGGACCCCGATCGGGACCCCCGCGAGGATGTAGCCGCCACCCACGGCTTCCGTGACCGGCTGGACGGTGACGAGCCCAGTTGCGGTGACCCCCGGCGCGGGGGTCTTCCAACTGCCGGTGACGATGACCGTGGACAGCGGCATGACTGCTCCTTACGGGACGGGCGGCTTGACCGGCATGATCACCGGCGGGGACGCGGGAACCCGTGAGGTGACCTGCGGGCGTGTCAGGAACGCGACCACGATCGCCAGGATGGACAAGATCATGGTCTGCCACTCGACACCCAGGTGAACCCCGAACGCGAGCAGCACCGCGAGAGTCGCTTTCGCTAACCCGCCGAGCAGCGGCAACAGGGCGTCCACCGACACACCAAGAGCGGCGATCGCGCCACCGATCGCGAGCAGCAACGCATCGACCAGGCCAGTGGTGTCCGCACTGAGCTTGAGCACCAGGACGATGGTCATCAGGATGGGGATGATCAGGCCCTGCACCAGGACAACAGGGTCGCGAGTGAGCCTCATGGGGTGGGTCCTTCCGTTGTCGCTGCCACCACGATTTCCCCGGTCGCGGTCAGGCGCACACCGGGCCCGGTCAACGCGGCCAGCATCGTCTTGATCTCGTTGACACCGTCGAGCGCCTGCCGCGCCAAGTCCTCAGCGCGGCCGGCTTTGAGGTTGCCCTGCACCAACCAGTCCTGGGCCAGGTAGTTTTCGTGGCTGCGCCCGTCTGCCGGATCGGTCACCGACTTGTCAAAGTTCGGGTTGCGGATCGGGTCGTTCCATTCCATGTCGGTCACCTTCGCGTTCGTCGCGTTGTGCTGTCCCCAGTCGGGGAGATGAATGTCGTTCACGTCGCAGTCGACGCCACCCACGTGGACCGTCCCCACCCGCTGGAACAGGTGGATCCCGGACGCGACCACACCGTGCGACCAGGCCGTGGTGTCCCAATACCAGGTCGCGACCCCCGCCACCCGCGCCTTGTTGATCACGTCCGTCTCGCCGTACACCCCGGTCAGCTTGGGGCCGCCGAGCGGGCCGTTCGCGCCCCGCAGGTACTCGATCACCGTGGCGAACTCGGCCACCGTCACCACGTCCTGATCGATCGCCAGATAGATCGGCCGGGTGTGCGGGAAGCCGATGGCGTTCGCATGCGCGCGCGCCAACTGCCCAGCGCGGACCCCCGCGTCATACCCGCCCCGCCAGTCACCCGCGGTGTCCTCGAACACGAGCGCCATACCCAGACCGTGGGCGTTGAAGTCGGCCAGCTCGGTGAAGGTCGTGCACTTGCGTCGATCCGGGAACCCGATATAGCGGACCGCGCCCGCATACACCTGGTTGCCTTGCTGGTCACGGACGCTCGCGATCGCGAACGCGCCCGGGAACCCCGCCGAGTAATCAAGGCATTGAGCCATGCGCTTCGGCCTCCTCGTCATCGTCATACAGCTTGGGTGGGTGCGGCACGTCGATCCCAGCGACCCGGGCCCGCTCCACCATCAGGTCGTCCCAGCGGGCATGGCGCCGTAACCGGATCTCCAGCCCGTCACGCCACTGCCGCATCTCAGCGCGTTCCCGCCGCGCGTCGGCCGCTTCGGTCCGCAGCGCGGACATCTCGTGCTCGACCGCCGCGACGATCGCGCCCGCGCTGGTGGTCAACCCCGCGGCCCCGTCATCCCGGAACTTCCGGGCTTCCGGTTTGACCCGGAACGCGCCGATGGCGGACGCGATGGCGGTCCCGACGATGCCGCTAATGAGTATCCAGTCAGGGAGAGCCACGTTTTACCGCCTTCCGCCGTCTGCGTTCGATCTGCACCACCCGCAGAATAGCCGCTAAAGCCAATGTGACGAGCAACCCCGCAAACCCTGTTGCCTTTTCACTAAATAGGCTGAACCCCCAGACGCCGTAGATCAGGAACTGCCCGGCCAGGCCGGTCTGCCCGACACGCTCCCACAACACGCCACGCACCGTGTGTTGCCGGATGATTCCGTAGAGCGCTATCGCGCTATTGACGACGATCCCCCCCAGAAGAACATGCGCCCACGGACGCGGAAACGCCAACAAAATACCCGTCGCCGAATGGTTAAACCTGACCAAAGTGACCAGGCTCAACAACCCGATCCCGGCCAGCATCACAAACTTGTACGGGTCACGCTCACGATCATTCATCGCTGCCGCCGTGGTCAGGGGTCATGTGGATGGTGTCATGAAAATAGCGCCGAGGAACGAGCCGCCGTAGTTTGTTTGCAACGTGGCGGTTCCGCCGATGTTCTGCCAAACGTTCAGGTACAGCGTCGCACCGACCGCGAGGTTCACCAAACAACCAGCCTGACTGGTCGCGCCCGCGCCACCGGACACGAACGGCAACACGTTCTGTGCGACCGTGTTCACAAGCGGGTTCGTGCCGTTGATCAGAATGGACGGTGACCCCACCGTCGCCAACGTCGCCGGACCGTACGCACCCCACCGGGCTTGCCCAAATATCCAGTAGATACCGGCGTGCTGAATAGTGACCACGTTCGGGGACACCACGGTCCACATGTTGTCTGTGTTCACCGACGCTGATTGGAAGTTCACCAGCGTATCCGTGGTGTTCGGGACAGACTGCCCCACCGTTTGCTGAACGATCACACACGGCCGTTGGGAGATAAACCCGGCCTGGTTGTAGTTGTACAGGTTCGTGATGTTCGATTTCAACGCGTCCAGGTCGGCCTGGTGGACCGCCGTGGCCTCAAGGAACGTGGGGAGTGCTGGTGTGGGGACAACCATCGTCCGCCCCTTTCTATAGACCCGGAATGGTCGTAGAACCCAGAATCCCGTACACCGGGTCACCCAGAATCCACGTGGTGGGACTGAAAATCGGGGACAGCTGCAACTCGACCGACCACGAACCCGGATCGGTCGCCACATGCTCGCTGATGTTCTCCACGAAATAGTCAGCGGACATGATCGTGCCCTGCGACGTGCGGCGTTTCACCGTCACCCGCAACCCCAGCTCAAGTCGCAGAATGAACGACCAGTCAGACGCAGAGAACGGGGACGACAGCGTCAGTTTCTTGACCCGCACTTTCGGCACCGCGTACCGGTTCAACAGGATGGAGCCCATTTCCTGTAGTTCCCAGTCGGTGTTCACCTGCAACGTGCCCGACAGGACACGCTGCCCATATCGGGTCATCGCCGTAGCGTTGGTTTGCACCACCGGGGTCGAGTTCCCCGGCCGCGACAGTGACGTCTGCGAATAGACATAGGTGGGGTCGTAGTCGAACTCTGCTTCGTTGTAGTGGATCTCCCCGGCGCCTTCACCGAGGGTCGCGATCGACGCTTGTTGGGCTTCCCGCGACGAGCGGTCCTCGAACTGCACCAGGCCCGCGCCGTTGGCGTAGATGAAACCGAACTCGGTGGCCGCGATCTCCTGGATACAGTCCAGGACCGGCCGCCCGTCGTAGGTGAAGTCCGGGGCGAGCGACACATACCCGGCTGGTGCGCTGTAGGCGGCACCCCAATACGCCGTGAGTAGCCGCGCGACCCGGACACCGGACTTTTCCCCGAGATATCCGGCGCCGCGCTGGTAGTGCGCCAAGATTGTGGCCGCGGTCAGCTCGGCCGGATACGCGGTCAGGTTGGCCAGGGACATGTTGCTGTTCGGCGGACCCCAATAGGTGGAGGATTCCGCGAAAATGTTGTCCAGCGCGATCGACGCGGACGGGGTCCCGCCGAGCAGGAAATCCCCGGACGGCTGCCCGTCGACGTAGATCCGGAACCCGCTGGTCGGGTGGAGCACGATCACCAGCTGATGCCACAAGCCGTCCGGGTAGCCGGGCCACGTCAACCCCAGCTGTGTCGGGGCATAGGGGCCGGTGGTGGTGCCGTTCGGGTCGGTGAACTGCATGCAGGTCCGGCCGCCGGCTGAGGTTACCCAGCCGATGAACTTGCTAGTGCCGTACGGCAAACCGGCCGTCGTCTCGCCGGCCTGCATCGCGGCCATCCCCAGGTACAGCATGCCCGCGGTCGGTTTCAGCCACAGTTCCAGCGTGAACGTCTGCGGGTGGATCGACAGCGCGCCCTGCCGGGTCCCGAGCCATGTGGTTTGGGTGTTGTCGAACAGGGTCGCGGGCTGGGTTTGCTGCTGCACGATCGTCACCGCCGGTGACCCGTCCAGGGTTTGGTCGCCACCGAAGTTCACCGCACCGCTGTTGCTGCCCAGCTGGGTGTAGCCGATCATCGGCTGCCCACCCGACACGCGCGTCACCGCCTGGGGGGCCGCCGCGTCGTTGTACGGGACATAGATCGCGGGGTTGTCGGCGAGCACCGTCGCTTTGTAGGACTGCACGATCGTGGTCCGCGCGAGGACGCTCAACGCGTCGACCGCCACCAGCGGCTTCACGCCGTGCACCCCGGCGTCCACCCACGTTTGCGGGTACCGCTCGATGTAGCCGGTGTAGCGGGCGTAGTAGATCGGGCCCACCGTGGAGAACGTCGACGCCGTGGCGGCGAGCTCCAACTGGATGTCGTCGATCCAGATGGTGGCCGCCGCGCTGGTGTTCCAGGTGGCGGTGACGGTCGCGCTGGTCGCGACGAACGTGATCGTTTTCCGTTCCCACGTGTTCAGGGTCGTTTGGGTGACCGTCTGCCCCGCCACCGTCAACGTGGTGGTCGTCGCCGCGGTGGAAGACCGCATCCATGCGGAAAACGTGTACGTGCGTCCTGGTGCCGTCCACAACGGCACGCTCGCCGTGTCCGTCCCGTTGGTGGTGGTCGCGGTCAGCGCGTAGTCCCCTGCGTGGGCTTGGGCGGTGGTGTAGCCCATCGTGGTGCCGCCGGTGACCGACCAGCCGGGCACCAGGCCCGTGGTGCGCAAGTTCGAGTAGTAGAACGTCGCCGGGAACGACCCCGCGGTTTGCCGCATGTAGAGGTTCCCGACAGTGGTCGCCGTGAACGTGATCGACCGGTTCTGCCACGCGCCGGTCGTGGTCGTGGTCGCGGTCGTCGCCGCGACACCACCACCAGGCTGATACCCGACCTCCACCGCCGTCGCGACCGCCCACAAGTCGACGGTGACCGTGTACGTGCGGCCCGGCACCAGCCGCGGTAGCCAGGAGAAGTTGTCTCCCGCTGTGGCCACGATGATCCGCCACGTCGTGAACGACCCGTTGGGGTGCGTGGTCGACGTCGCGATCGTCGTCCCGCTGGTGGGGTTCTGCACCACCCACCACGACTCGAACGACGGGTCGTAGCCGTAGTTGTTCGCCAACGCCGGCTGCCCAGGAATGGGGTTGTTGTTGGCGAGCAGGTTCCCTGACACATCCCCGGCCGCAGCGTTCCACCACGCATGCACCCGCACACACCTATACGGCAACAGCAGGTTCGCGCCCGAGTTCCACGGCGAGGACACGTTGAGCGGGTTCAGGTTCTCCACCGGGTCATGCAGGTTGGGCAGGTCCAGTTCGCCGGCTTCCGCGACCCCCATCTCGTACTGCCGTCCGCGTTTGTTCGCCCACTCCCGCACCACCGAACCGGCTGAGGACAGCGACACCGAACCGGCGCCGGGCGTGTTCGGTGGCCCGGCGGTGAAGTCGGCGACCACATCCACCAGCGGCCACACCCGACCGGCGGCCACCTATTTCACCGCCACGGACAGGCCGTTGGTGACGTTACGGAGATCGTTGCGTAGGAACATTTCCTGGACGCGCTTCTTCAAGTCCCGCTCGGCCAGGACACTTCCCTGCACGTTCAGCACGACGTTCACGTTCCCGCCGCCGGCACCTGCACCAGCAGCGCGGGGCATCCCCGTCACCCCGATGCGCTCCCCGAGCAGCGCATGCGCGCCACGCAGGTTCCCGCTGTTCAACGCGTCCATCACCGGCACCCCAGCGAGCTTGACCGCGGACGCGCGCTGCACATATTCGTTGATCGACAACCAGGACAGGTTCCCGTCTGAGGACTCGGACCCGGACCCGGACACCGCCCCACCTCCCGGGAACCCCGGGAAACCGGACAGGCCGCCGGTGGCGTGGTGCTCGATCAGGCCACCAACGGCATGCCCCAAACCTGGCACCCACGACGACACCGACGCCATCGCTTTCTTGACCGACGCCAACGCGGCCATCGCACCCGACACATCCAGACTCAACTTGGTATCCAAATCGTGCGGGACCTGCAAATACTTGTCCGTCAACCATTGGATCTGGTCCGCACTCAGGTGAGCGTTTCGCATCACGTCCTGCAACGCGGCCACGTCACCCTGGAACGCCTTGTTCCCTTCCTCCACACTGTGGGTTTGGGTGGCGACCGCAGCCGCGTGCGTTTTCGCCGCCTCCGCCCCGTCGAGGATGATCCCCAGGTTTTTCCGGCCCGCTTCCGAGTTCAAATCGACCGCGGTCCCGTTGTCCTGAAAACCCTTGGTGACGGCGTCAACGGAATCCTTGAACCGCAACGCCCCGCGCGCGGCGTCAATGTTCCCGCCGTTCAAAAAGTCCAGTTGATCAGTGAGGAGCTTCGCCTCGTTTTTCTCCGCGTCCATCGCATCGGTGACCTTCTGCGATGTTGTCGCAAGATCCCCGCTCGTGTTATCCGCCCGGACCGACGCCGACGCGTTCGAGTCCAGTTCACCCGCCGACTTGTGCAACGCATTGGACTGCCGCACCGCCGCGTCCCGCGACGCGTTCAACGAACCCGCCACACTGTTGATCTCGTCGATCAGTTTCTGTGCGCCGGCCATCGACGTGGTGGGGTCGATCGCGCCGGTCACCTGGTCGCCGACGTTGCCCGCGTCCGCCCCGGCTTTCACCACCGCCTGCAGTTTCGTCTTGATCGCGTCCAGCTCGGGGCCCTGGTTGATCAACGCATCGGTGAGTTCCTTCTCTGAGATACCAAGGTCTTTCGCGTTCGACAGGGCACCATCAGTCTCCAACTTGTGCGACGTCCAGGCGCGCGCGTTGTCGCCAAGTTTGTTGCTGTCATCCGAGATCGCTTTGGTCAGCTCGTCGACCGCGCCGTGCGCGTCATCAGACTTGTTACTGAACAAGGCAAGCGCGCCGACCGCCAGGCCGATCGCGATCCCCCACGGCCCGGTCAAGAAGCTGCCGACACCACCGGCGATCTTCCCGAACTTCCCCACCGCACCTTCAGCGGCCCCCACACCGGCCCCGAAGTTGGACAACGCACCCTTGGCGTTCCCCACCCCGTCCTTGACTTTCCCGACCGCGCCGGTCACCAGCGGCACCACCGTGCTGATCGCGGTGAGCGCGGTCACCACCAAGACGGCCTTACCGGCGAACGTGTCCATATTGTTGAACCCGATGCTGAAACCTGTTGCGAGCAAACCGATTTTCGCGGTCGTCCCCATGACAGCGGACGTCATCGGGGTGAGGTTCCGCAACCACCCCATCAAACCGACTGCGCCCGCGACCAGCGCGCCGGCCAGCACGACCCCGATCGCGACCGCGAGCGCTTTCGCCGCGGCCTCGTTGTGCGACAGGTAGCCGGTGACGTTCGCGACGACCCCACCGATCGCGGTGAACGCCGGCAACAAATAGGTGCCGATCTTGATGGCCATCGCGCCGATAGAGTCTTTAGCCTCAGCCATTTTCTGGTTAAATGTGCCCTGTACTTCGGCGAACCCTTTCACGTGCCCCTCAGCGTCCGGCATCGCGGCATTGATTTGATCCAGTGCGCCTTTCGTGTACCCCATGTTCTCTTTGCCGATCATCAGGGCGACGTTCAAACCGGTCTGGTCACCCATCGCGGCTTTCAGCGCTTCGGAATAGGTTTGGTAGACGAGGGTGCCGTCTTTTTGTTCCTTACCCAAACCGTGTGTCGATTTCGCGAGGGTCGCGAATCCGGCGGCTTGGCCTTGCTGCTCGACCGTCAGCCCCTTGGTGGCTTTCGTGAACTGCCCGGCGTCAATCGAGCCATCCAGCATGGATTGGCCGAGCTTCTGCACCTCCGGTGGGAGGCCTTTCAGCGCGTCCATCAGGTGCAGCACCACGTGCCCGGCAGCGTCCATGTGGGACTGGATCGCGTTGCCGACGTCCTCGACGGTGCCCGTGAGGCCTTTCTTGGACAGGTTGTCTTTCAGCTGCATCGCAGAGATGCCGAGCAGCGCGAACTCTTTCGCCTGGGGTGCGGTGAGGGTCTGCAGGTGGCCGAGCGCGTGGGCGAGGTTTTGGGTGGCCTGCTCGGCGCTGACACCGTGCACGGTCATGCTGGCCAGGGCGGCGAGCGCGTCATCCATCCCGACCCCGGCCGCCATCGCCGCGGGCAACAGGGTGTGCAGCGACCCGGCCAGGTCGTCGAACGTCATCTTGCCCGCGCTGGTCGCCCCGACGAATTTCGACATCGTCAACGCCGCGGCCGCAGTGACGTCCCCGGCTTTCTCGGCGTGCGGGTAGTAGTCACGCAACGCGGAGGTCAACGCGTTGGCGACCTTCGCCGCGTCCGCGCCTTCCGCTTTCGAGCCCTCCATCGCGGCCCGCAGCACACCGAGCCCGGCCTCACCGTGATAGGACGCGGACTCGATCATGTACATCGCCTTGGACATCTCGTCGGCCGAGACACCCACCTCACCGGCCATGTCCAAGATGCCCTTGCGGACCACAGCGAGACCGGCCGCGGACTCACCCGCCGAGGTTTCCAACCTGGTCGTGGACGTCTGGAAGTCCGCGGCCATATGCAGCGACTCACCCGCGAGCACCCCAGCGACCAGACCGGCGCCGATCGCGACTTTCTTCAACGCCCCGGCCTGCACCGCGGCCGCTTCCGCCGCGGTCGTCTCCCCAGCGACCATCGACGCGCCGAACGCCTCCGTGGCCGCGGCTGCTTTCGCTTCCTGGGCTTCCAGCGCCGACAGCTCGGCCACGGACTTGGAGCGCATGGCCTGCATCGAGAGGTAGATCTCTTCGTTCGCCCTGGTCGCGCTGGCTGCGGTGGCCTGGAACGAACGCATGATCTTGTCGTTCTCGGCCTGCACCGCGCGGGTCTCCGCGGTGACTGACTCGCCGGCCTTCGCGACCGCCGCCGACATTTCGGTGGTCGAGGCCTTCACCGCGGCGCCGGCCTGTTCGAACGACGCGGTCAGGGCTTTGATCTCGGCGACCGCTTCGGTGGTGGTCGCCACGAACCGGACCACCATGGGGGGCACGACATCCACGGGTCACACCTCCAATGCGCGGCGCCACACGCCGGCCATGATCGCGACCAGTTCGACCCGGACGGACTCCCAGGACGGTTCGAGGTACGGGCGTGCCGGGAGGGTGGTGCGGTGCCCGCGCCCGGTTTTTCCGCCCAGCTCCTGTATCCGCCCGTAGACGGCGGTGGGCCCCACGGATGCTTCCCAGCTGCCAGCGAGCCCCACAGGGCCTTGCACGGCGATGCTGCGCATGAGGTTCCCGGAGATCATCGACGGTGGTTCCCCGGGGTTTGAGGGGGTGGGGGTGCGGCGCCCGTGGCTGCTGGTGGCCAGGGTGCGTTTGGTGGCCGCTTCGGTACGGTGCGCCATCAGCACCACACCCTCGCGGGTGGCGTGGTCCAACGCGGCCGCTTTGGCGGTGAGCAGGGCTATCGCTTCGGTCCAGGACGACATTTCCGCGATCAGTTCCACCCCGGGTTCACCCCCTCTGCCGTGCTTCGATGATCATCTCGTCGTTCATGGCCGCTATCTGCGGCACCCGGATGTAGTCCGATGCGTCGAGCCGTTCCACCTCCCACGGGCGCATCCCCCACCGTTCCAGCCACCAGAACGTCTGATACGCCTTCTCCCACAACGTCGGTTCCCCCGGCAGTGTCGGGGTCGCCGGGGTGCGGCCCGCGAGACGCGCTCTTATGCGCTCGCGGGCCCGGTAGGGGACGACTCATCCTCATAGTCCGAGGGGTCCGGGTCCCCCGGGAACAGCAGCTTCACCGCCGGTTCGAGCAGCTTGCGGACCTTGTTGTAGTCGGCCGGTTCGAGTTCCTCGACCATGGCCAGGTCGACGCGGGGCAGCACCCAGTCACGGGGCTGCCCGTCGTCGGTGTCGGACGGCGGGTAGGGCAGTTTCCAGTCGGTGAACAGGGTGGCGGCCAGGTGGTCGGTGACCCGGAACATCACCGCCATGTTCCCGTCGTCGGCGCCGACGCGTGCGGCGAGCGTGATCCGCCGGAGGTCTTTGGCGCGCATCCGCTCCGGGTCGGTCATGTCCAGCCAGCCGCCGGACGGCAACTGGTGGCGCTCGGTGTGTTTCACCACCAGGCTGTTCGGCGGTGGGTTGTGCTCGGGTTCGGTCATCTCGGGACGTCCTTTGCTTACTGGTAGGTCGAGGGGGCGACCGCGTTGAGGACAGTCACCTTGCACGGCGACATGCCCCCGGAGTCACCGGCGTTGGTGGCGTTGAAAATCGCGTCCGCTTCGACCGCGTACTCCACGGCGGCTTTGCCGGCGTTGTAGTCCGCGACTCGGTACGCGGTCTGCTGCATGTCCACTTTGAACTGGGTTTGGGTCGCGCCGACCACCCCGTTGTCGAGGATGAGCTGCACTTGCGGCTGAGTGTTGTTGATCATCGCGAGGTAAGGCGCCTCGTCGACGGCGATAAAGTTCAACTTCACCGCGACCGACAGCTTCCCCCGCTGAATGATGTACGGGGTTTGCACGTTCTGGCTGGTGAAGATCGCTTCCAGCTCACGTTTGATGTTGATCTCACCGCCGGTCACGTTCTTCACCAGCGTCCCCCCGGACGCCGGCCCGGCGATACCGAGGATCCCCCGCCACGACGCGACCGGGGTCACCGTCGACGGCGCGCTGGTCGGGGTCGCCCCGGCGATCACCGACGGCCAGGACAACGCCTTCGCGTCGAACGTGAACAGCTGCGACTCGGCGTCCCATTTCAGGGTCAGATCCGACAGGCACGACCCCGGGTACTGGCGGGTCCCGGTCGACGCCGCGGGGCCCTGGAAATGCGTGAATGTGTGCGTCGGGGACTGGCCTTGGCCGGCGTTGTACAGCGAGAACGCCGAGGTGAACGGCGCGGTCACCACCTGCACCGACGCCGCGGTCAGGTGGGACTTGGCGACCGGCGCCGTCAGGGTCACGTTCAGGGACGCGACCGACAGGACGGTGACGTTCTCCAGCAGCCCGGAGGTGTCCAGCTGCAGCACCACACCGGGCGTGATGCCGGTCGCGGAGGTCACCGGCACCACCGTGGACGACCCGGCGGTGAGCGCGCCGGTGGTGGTGGTCGGTGACCCGGACGGGGTCCCGCCGGAGTAGGCGTCATCACCCAGGATGTTCGCCAAAAAGAACCCGAGCGTGTCGCCGAAGCACGCGCCGGACGCGGACCAGTCGGTTTTGATGACGCCCTGCTGGCGGCCGTAGTCGTCACCCATCGACCCGCGCCATGCCTTGTCGTCCAACCACACCGGCTTGTCGGAGGGTTTGAAGCTTTCCATGGGCATGGTGTAGGTGGGGGCGACCGCGGTCCCCTGGGCGTTGGCCGGCTCTTTGGCGACCCCGACGAACTGTTTCGCGGAGGCGAATGTGCCTGGTGTGGGCATCCGGTCACTTCCTCTTCGGTGTGGTGCGGGCCGTCGTGGTGTCCTGCTCGGCGGTCGTAGTCTCCTCGATGACCGGGGCTGCTACCTGCGTGGACGCGCTGTCGGCTGGTTTTTCGTCCGTGTCGGTGTCCGGCGTGGTGTCCGTGTCGGCGGGTTCTTGTTTTGCGGTCTGGTCTGTGGCCCATTTCTCCGCGTCGTCGTCCGCCGGCACCCACCGGCCGTCCGCCGGTGGACCCTCCGGCCACTCCCGCTCATACCCCGGGATGGCCGTCACCCCATGGTCGAGATACAGCCGCTCCTGATGGTCGATATACCTGAAAATCACGTGGATCCACCCT